TTGGAGTATCCAAAATATTCTTTAACGCATCCAATATCTTTCAACGCCTCGGCCTTTTGCCATGGCTGAAACTTACGCTTCATTGGACGAATAGTGTTCAAAAGATACTGGTATTGCATATCGGAATCTAAATCTGGATACAGATTCATCTCATTGGCATACAAGACACAATCCATGTGATAAGAAAGAGCACGATTGACCATAAAAGGAGAATACTCCTTCACGTCCACATCGTCACGGAGATAATTAACTTTAGTTTGTAAGATAGACGGAACTATCTCTTTGAATAGGTCTGCCATGATTACTCCTTGAAAGAGCAATCAACCATAATCTCGGTCAAACAAGCAATCAGATTAATCTCAGCATCTGCTACAAAGGCAGCTTGATATTGGTACTTGGCCAATATAAGAACCATAGGAGGTACGGAGTTAGGTTGTAACGCCTCATATAGTTTGTCATAGAGTGTTCTAAAGATTCGTGCAGGATCGTTATCCAAGTTACTGGTGACCCATTTACGACAGTTAGCAAAGTCTTTTGTTTTAAGAGACTTCACCAACTCAGTTAACTGCACATCGGAAACTGATGCGAGAATACCTTTATCAATTGTGCCACCAATACTATACCGCTGAAGCTCATTAAGGATACGGCGATTATCAGGGAAATGTTTTGTAATGACTGCTGCAACCACCTCTTTATCATAAGTTACTCCTTCAGTTTCTAATATATGTTCAACTCTTTTGAAGAATTGTGATGCCATCTTAGCTTTAGAACCATTGGCTTTAAAGTCAATAACAGAACATCTGGAGTGTATTGCATCCATGATTCTGTTTTTAAAGTTACAGGTAAATATAAAAGAACAATTGATAGAAACTTCTTCTATGATTCCTCTCAAGGCCTTCTGTGCATCTGCGGTTAGATTGTCAGCCTCATCTATAATAACAACTTTCTTACCACCAGAAAAACTCATTGAAGTGGCATAGTTCTTAACATCAACTTGAATAGTAGAGATACCACGGTTATCTGAACCATTGATAACCAAATAATCAATACCGATTTCATCACACATGGCTTTCGCCACGGTAGTTTTACCGATACCCGCAGTACCTGATAATAAGAGATTAGGAACTTCTTTTCTGTTTACATATTCCTGAAATGTCGTTTTCATGGCATCAGGAAGAATACAATCAGCAATTTTATGTGGGCGATACTTTTCCACCCACAATGTGTGTTCTATTAACATTCAAATACCTCATAATATAATAATAAAAAATCACTTGATTTCGTTCAGCACTTCATACAACGATTCAAACTCGGATGCTTCTGTAACTTCATTACGGAAGTTTTGTTTGAATTCTGTCTTAGCGATACGCTTGATAATTTTCTTAGGAATCTTAGAATTTTCATGTGACAAGTCTATGATATCTTTGATGGATTCATTCAAGGCTTGTATCTTATTCAGGCAAACAACGATTTCATCAATGTTGCCTTTGAGGTCTTTTAATTGTTCCTCATCAAGTGTACCATAGATTGTATTAATCTTATCAACCATATTAACCTCCGAAAGAAGATAGTTTAACTTCAACAGCAATCCAATAGTCTAAATCAACTTTCGTATTACTGAATGATGCAAGACCTTTAGATGAGATTTCAATATCATAATGACCAGGAATCATTTTGAAATTGTCACGTAAGAATACGGCTTTGAAAGGTTCACCATTACCATCAGCAACTTCAATAGCGTTGGTATGTGATGTTGGATTACCATCTTGTCCGATTGTACAGGTAGTTGCATAGATTTTACCACCATCAGATTCAAAAACAATGTGTTCTGATTCTAGGATGCCAGCAGATTTCATAATTGCTTTGTAGTCTTCTTCAGATAAAGTAAACTCAGCATCTTTAGAAGGTAGTGCCAATGTTTTATCAGGTGCAGCTACGATTAGGTTTTTAGCAGCCTTACGATATTTAATCTTGGATCTGCCAGATTTGAAGATAACATTTTGTTCATCAAATTCTAGTTCTGTTCCATCATTGATAGAGTATACAGACAAGAACTGATTCAAGTCATAGATACAAAAATTGTCATCAATCTCATCCTGTAATGTGGCTTTTGCCAATACAGTCTTGTTTGTAGACATAGTTGTTAATACTTTACCTTTTTTGAATTCAATGCCTGAATTGATTGAGGCAAAGTTTTTCAACACATTCACGGTATCATTAGATAGTTTCATTATTACTCCATTATAAATTAATCTTTAGTGTATATTGTATCATGTTCATACAAAAACATCAAGCAACAAATTGCATGAGATAGGTGGTTTTTACCAGTCTCAGGATCATTTTGTTCTCCTTCTTTCCATGCCCATATATGCCGTTGAGCCGCATCAAAGTACCTACGTTTAGAATCAGGTACTTTGATCCAGTTACCAGGTTCATATTTCTGTGCACCAAAAGTAAGAACCTCAACAACTTCTCTTAAAGAGTGTGGTGGAAGTAAACCATATTCTAGTTTACCTCCGTCAAACTTACGACCACCAGTAGTGGCCGTTTGAGATGCTTTGACAACATCTTTATCCATTACATCTCTCCAACGAAATTAGCAACAGATGGCATATCGCCTTTGAAGTGATATGTACCGATATGGTCAGTCTTCATCCATGGACACAGGTGAATTGTACCACCCATCTTACGCCACATTTGACAGAACATATAATCTTCTGATAGATAACGGTCTGAACCCCCACCAGTAATTGAATCTTTAGTATCAATAACGGTATCAAAGAAAGCGTGAATGTAACGTGAACCATCAAAGTGGGCTTGGCCAACGTGGTCTGGTTTGTAACGAATCTGTGGATATTCTTTTTCCATCTGTGCAAATACGTCACGTTTAACTAACATAAAACCTGTACCAATTTCCATAACTTCTAATGGTTCTGTAACAGAAAACTGTGCAGTACCTTTAACTGGATTAAATACGTAATCACCAGTAACTTTTTCAAGTTCTTGTGGTTCAATATTTGGATTCTTTTCTACTGCCTTTTTAACAGATTTCCATTTGATGGCTTTCTTAGGATAAGGACCACCAATAACATCTTTGTCTAATGCCAATAAAGCAATAACATCTCTAGGATCAAAGTGGATATCTGAATCTAGGAATAATAAATGTGTACAATCTGAACGGTGAATAAATTCATCAACCAAATAGTTTCTTGCTCTTGTAATTAAAGACTCATTGAAAAGAAATGAGAATTTCACTTGTACCCCATATTGCATACAGATAGCTTGTAAATCTAAACAAGCCTTAGCATACAAACCGTGGTTCATACCACCGTACATGGGAGTTGCAATGAATATACTTTTCTTTTGTAGTTCTTCTTTCTTAATTGAAATTTCCATTATCTCTCCAAAATATAAACGAAAAAAGGGAGTCCAACTTAATGAACTCCCTTATCAGATTGCCTGATTAGGCATTGAAACTGAAACCAGCTTGGTAAGCAGCACGAACCATTGCTTTAGTTGGTTTACCAATTCGGTAAGATGCAACTTTAGAACCATCTCCACGACTAACTGTGTTAGTGTAGATTACATGGCCTTCTTTACGAAGTTCTTCAATACGTGCTGACACGTTTTGAATTCCGAAACGAGCACGTGCTTGTGCTACTGTTAAGGTATTGTAGCCTTCAGATTTGCTCAAGTAGTTGAGGATCTTTGCTTTTGCTGATAATTTAGTCATAATAACTCCTAATAATAAAAAAATAACGAAATCTTGTTTTCACAAGTGTTGTAAGTATAACATACTATACTTATCCTGTCAAGCCTACTTTTGGTAAACTTGAATTGCCAAATTCAAATATTTTGGCATTTGTGTTTCCAATTGGAACACCATTTACATCCACGATAGAGTCTTCATTTGGAAGACCACCTTTAGAAGGTTCGGGATTTAAATATTGAGGTAAAAACCCTTTAGCTTTAAAAGGTAACTTTTCAAAAATTTCATCTATGGTTTTTGAAACACCAAATTCTAACATTATAGTTTGAATCCATTCTGCTTCATCTCTAACCGACGCCGTAAATTCTTTTAATTTATCTTTACGTTGTTTGTATAAAGCTTGTCCTTGTTTAGGATCATCAATAAAGAAATGAAATTCAATGTCTTGCATACCATATTGTTTAATTAACTTTTTAGCACCACGAATAGCC